GGGCGCAGCCTCTGCCACGGGCGACCGGGGCGCAGCCTCTGCCACGGGCGACCGGGGCGCAGCCTCTGCCACGGGCTACCGGGGCGCAGCCTCTGCCACGGGCTACCGGGGCGCAGCCTCTGCCACGGGCGACCGGGGCGCAGCCTCTGCCACGGGCTACCAGGGCGCCGCCTCTGCAACGGGCATCCGGGGCGCAGCCTCTGCCACGGGCTACCAGGGCGCAGCCTCTGCCACGGGGGACCAGGGCGCAGCCTCTGCCACGGGCTACCAGGGCGCAGCCTCTGCCACGGGCTACCAGGGCGCAGCCTCTGCCACGGGCAACCGGGGCGCAGCCTCTGCCACGGGGGCAGCGTGTGTGGCTCTCAGCACGGGGCTTGACGGCAAGGTCATGGGATTACTCGGAAATGCAATTGTTTGCGTGGAGCGAGGAGATTGGGATGGCAGTACGTATCCCATTAAGTCGATCATGTCTGCCGTTGTGGATGGTGAGACCATCAAGGCGAATGTCTGGTATACGGTGAAGAAAGGAAAGTGGGTGGAAGTAGAATGACAGACAGACGGACGAGGACCAGGCAGGAGATGCGGAGAGAGCGCCGGGTTGGGCTGGCCTATCTGGCGGCCATGATCGGTCTGGTGATTTTGGGCAAATGCTTCTGGGACGCCCTGATGGCGGCGCTGGCACTGGCGGCAATCTAAACGACTTTACAGCTGCTGGGGCAGATGGCTCCTGCGGTGTGGGAGGGATCTATTTTGTGCAAGACTAAGACAATGACGCTGCCCGCGGCGGAGAGCGTCACGGACGATATCCTGGACCGGTTTGGGCCGGGGGAAGTGTGGCAGGTGGAGCGCCTGGGCAACCGCATTTTCCGGGTCTGGCTGACCTGCGGGGCGGTTGCGCTGGCTACGGTCGGGCAGGACGGCGGACTGACCATCCAGGTCATGGAGGGCTGGGTATGAGCGAGGAGCGGACGATCCGCACAGGGCCGCGCAAAGGGTTTGTGGTGCTGTACAGGTCGGCGGCCCAGGATGCCCGTCTATCCCTGGAGGCCAGGGGCCTGCTGGTGATGATGGCAAGCCTGCCGGACAACTGGTCATATAGCGAGACGGGATTGGCCAACAAGGCCGGGTGCGGCCGGCAGAAGGTCAACCGGATCCTGCGGGAGCTGATCGACGCCGGTTATCTCCTGCGGGAGCAGCGGCACGGTGAGCACGGGAAATTCGCCTCCTGCACCTACGTTTTGCAGGAGGAAGCCCCAGCCGGAAAGGCAAAAAAAGAACCGTTGTATGAAAAACCGTCAACGGCTCAACCGTCAACGGTTAAACCGTCGACGGGAAATCAGGCACTAAATAATAAAGAAGAAAAGAATAAAGAAATAAATACCCCCCTTACCCCCCAGCGGGGGGCGCGGACGGAGCGAAAAAGCAAGTACGATCTTGCGGAGGACGCCAAGCCCATGCTCAAGTCTTACGTTGGGGATGATCGGGAACTGGCCCTCATGCTGGTGGAGTTTATCGGGACCCGGGAGAAACTGCGGGCCATCAACTCCAAACGGGCGCTGGCCATCCAGCTGGAGACGCTGGACAAGCTGAGCGGCGGAAACCGGGACCGGAAGATCGAGTTGCTGAAACAGAGCATCGGAAACAGCTGGAAAGGCATTTTTCCGCTGAAGGCTGGCGGACGGCCTGCCCCGGCGGAGCCGGAACGGCTGGAGCTGGTGCAGGGTCCGGGGGTGTATGACCTATGAGCCAGACACCGAGCCGATACTATGAGGCCCAGGTGGGCGTGCTGGGCTCCATGCTCATCGACGGGGCGCACACGGCGGGCCTGGTGATGCAGGGGGTGCAGGCAGAGGATTTTACCGGCCCCAACCGGGCGGTATTTGACGCCTGCCGCAAGCTGTTCCAGGCCGGGAAGCCCATTGATGCTGTGACCGTCGGCCACCTGCTGGGGCCGGAGTATCAAAAGCTGCTGCTTGACCTGATGGATCTGACACCCACGGCGGCCAATGTGCGGGAGTACATCACCCTGACGGTGGAGCAGTCAAAGCTTGCCAAGCTCAAGGACCTGGGTGCCTCCCTGGTGGGATGCGTGGATGCGGAGGAGGCCCAGAGCCTGCTGGCTCAGGCCAACCGGATCGCCGGAGGGCGGCCCAGTGTGCGGGTCGTGTCCATGGAGCAGGGGCTGCTGGACTTTTACGAGCGGCAGCGGACGGAGGCGGTACATATCCCCTGGGGCCTGCCCAAGGTGGACGGGGCCATGATGTCTGAGTTTGGGGATTTTATCATTCTGGGCGGCGAGCCGTCCACGGGCAAGACGGCCCTGTCCCTGCAAATGGCATGGGCGCAGGCCGAAAAACACCGGGTGGGTTATTTTAGTCTGGAGACCAAGCCGGAAAAGATGATTGACCGGGCTGTGTCCGCAGTTACTGGGGTGGACTTTGGCAAGATCAAGCGCCACAAGATGGATCCGGAGGACTGGGAGGCCTGCGAGGCCAGATCCTCCGGTATGGTGGGGCGCAAACTGGAGATCATCCAGGCGGGCGGCCTGTCGGTGCTGGACATCCAGGCCATGACGGCAGCGGGCCGGTATGAGATCATCTACATCGACTATCTCCAGCTGGTGGCGCCGGAGGATCGGCGGCGGTCTGACGTTGAGCAGGTGACGCAGATCTCCAAGGACCTGCACACCCTGGCCCAGACCACGGGGGTGACGGTGATCGCCCTGTCCCAGCTGGCGCGGCCCCAGACCGGACAAGGCAAGGTCAAGTCCCCGGGGATGCACTCCCTGCGGCAGTCTGGACAGCTGGAGCAGGACGCCGACGGGATCCTGCTGCTGTATCTGGAGGAGCCGGGCAACACGCGGGCGCGGCGGTGTCTGCAAATCGCCAAGAACAAGGAGGGCGAGGCCGGAGGCGTGGACTATCTGGCCTTTGACGGAGCCCACCAGAGGTTCATGGAGTCTTTGGCCCAGGCGGCCAAGCCTATCCCGGACAAGCCGGTGCAGACGGCATTTTACGACATCCCAGGGAGCGTCCCGCTGCCCTTTGACGACACTGATGAGGGCAAGGACGGGATGCCATTTTGAGGAGGACTGAGCATGAAAAATTATGATATTGAAAATCCGCTGCGGAGCATTGAAAGCCGCAGCAAACGGGCGATGCTGGAGGAGGAAAACGAGTTGCTACGGCGCAGGCTGGAGATCTTGGAGGAGTTCGTGCTGCAGCAGGCCCGGCCGGAGAAGCTGCGTGTCCGCCTGGACGACGGGGCCTACCTGCCCCAGCGGGCCCACGACACCGACGCTGGGCTGGACTTGCGCACGCCGGTGGACACCTACGTCCGGGCCGGAGACAGTACGGTGATCGACACCGGGGTGCATATCCAGCTGCCGCCCGGGACGGTGGGGATGCTCAAGAGCAAAAGCGGACTTAACACCAAGGACGGGATCGTGTCCGAGGGCGTCATTGACGAGGGCTACACCGGGACCATTACAGTCAAACTGTACAACCACGGCACCGAGGCCAAGCAGTTTACCCGGGGCGACAAGATCACCCAGCTGGTGGTGCTGCCGGTGCTGTACGTCAACCTGGAGCTGACGGAGGAGATCCAGGGCGGAGACCGGGGCGACGGTGGGTTTGGGAGTACGGGGCGATGATTAAATGTGAGCTTTACCACGACAACTTTCAGAATTTCAAGCGCTATGATATCCCAAAAGCTCAGCTTGTGATCGCGGATATCCCGTATAACATTGGAGCGGATGCCTATGCCAGCAATCCCATGTGGTATCAGGGCGGCGACAACAAGAACGGGGAAAGTAAGCTGGCGAAGCAGAGCTTTTTCCACACCGATGGAAGTTTTAAGATTGCAGAGTATATGCACTTTTGTAATCGCCTTCTCCGGAAGGAGCCGAAAGAAAAGGGGCAGGCCCCGGCCATGATCGTGTTCTGTGCCTTTGAGCAGATACAGACTGTGATTGAGTACGGAAAGAGGTACGGATTTGCAAAAAGCTATCCGCTATTTTTCTGCAAGAACTATTCCGCACAGGTTTTGAAGTCCAATATGAAGATTGTAGGAGCAACAGAGTTTGCGGTCGTCCTCTACCGCGACAAGCTCCCAAAATTCAACAACGGGCGCGAGATTGGTGAAGATGGGAAGCCTATTCGCGGCACGGGCAAGATGGTTTTCGACTGGCAGAAGTGGGAGCGAGACGGGAAGGATATTCCCAAGATACATCCAACGCAGAAGCCGGTAAGTGTGTTGAAGCGCCTGATCGAAGTGTTCACAGACCCAGGTGACGTGGTGATCGATCCAGTGGCCGGAAGCGGAACTACATTACGCGCCGCCTACGAGCTGGGACGCAGCTCCTACGGGTTCGAGGTGGACAGGAGTTTCTACGAGGCGGCGAGAGAAAAGATGCTTGCTCCCGCATTAAGCCAGATAAATTTGTATGGGAGTACGGGGAGGTAAGACGTGAATATCGTATCTTTCGGCGGCGGCACAAACAGCACCGCAATGATCATCGGAATGTATCTGCACAAAATCCCCATCGACTTGATCCTGTTTGCGGATACCGGGGGCGAGCAGCCGCACACCTACGAATTTATCGAGACATTTAACAGCTGGCTGGAGAGACATGGACTCCCGAAGATCGTCTCCGTGGAGTACCACGACAAGGATGGAAACCGGCTGACGCTGGAACAGGAGTGCCTAAACAGTGGGACGCTGCCCTCCATCGCCTATGGGTTTAAGCGATGCTCGTTAAAGCACAAGATCGGGACGCAGGAAAAATATTGCAACAACTACCAGCCATGCAAGGATGTGTGGGCCAGCGGGCAGAGAGTCCACAAGTTTATCGGATACGATGCCGGGGAGACCCGGCGCATCCAGCACGCAGCTCCGGCGGACGAGGCGAACAAAAAGTATGAGCACCACTACCCCCTCTATGAGTGGGGGTGGACCCGGGATGAGTGCGTTCGTGTGATCGAGCGGGCCGGACTGCCCAGGCCCGGGAAAAGCTCCTGTTTTTTCTGTCCCTCCATGAAGAAGAAGGAGATCAAGGCCCTGTGGGAGAATTATCCGGATCTGTTCCGCCGGGCGGTGGAGATCGAGCACGGGGCGGAAGCGACGAACGTTAACGTCAAAGGGCTGGGACGTAACTGGTCTTGGGAGAGCTACTACAACGAGTTTCTTGCGAACAAGGAGCTTGAGGACGCACAGATCACCTTTGACGAATTATTCCCGGACAGCCCTGGCGGCTGCCTCTGCGGCGCTCCGTGCGGGTGCTGCGACGGATGAGGAGGCCAACCGATGAAAGTTTTAATAGCCTGCGAGGAATCGCAGACGGTCTGCAAGGCGTTTCGGGATTTGGGGCACGAGGCTTACTCCTGCGACATCCAGGAGCCCAGCGGCGGGCACCCGGAGTGGCACATCCTGGGGGATGAGCTGACGGCCATTCAGGGGGGGCCAGTGACCACTATGGACGGACAGACCCATGATGTGGGGCGGTGGGATATGATTATCGCTTTCCCGCCCTGTACCAAAACCAGCAACGCCGGAGCGCGGCACTTGTATAGGGGAGGCAAGCTCAATATCAAGCGGTATTATGAAGGCTTGTGCGGCAAAGCGCTGTTTTTAGCTATTTGGGCAGCGGATTGTGAAAAAGTTGTGATTGAGAATCCGACGCCGAGTAAAGTCTTTGAGTATCCAGAGCCAACCCAATCCATACAGCCCTATCAATACGGGCACCCGTTCAGCAAAAAAACATTGCTTTGGGAGCGTGGTGTCCAGCCGTTGGAACCTACCAATATTGTAGAGCCAACGGCTACTTGGTGCCCAAGCGGGAGTTATAGCCACAAGCACGGAGCCCAGCACAGAGGCATGTTTACCACAGACCGCGCGAAAAACCGCGCGAAGACGTTTCCCGGCGTCGCCCAGGCCATGGCGGAGCAGTGGGGAGGATTGGAGGTTGAATGATGGGAAATGTTAATTGCCTGCGTTGCCGCTTTAGGCATGAGGACAACGGGAACTGTACTGCGGTCGGCGGGTTCTGCACGGCGGTTGAGGCTGCCCACTGCCCGCTGCTGCGGGAATATTTGGACACGGGACTTACGCCGGAGGAGTTCCACGCCTATTGGGTGTTTTTGGAGGACATGATCGGTGAGCAGAAAGCCAGCGAGGCACTGGACAGGTTCCGCCAGTTGATCAAGGCCGACAGGGACGGGTGCGTGGTGGTGCTTCCGTGCAAGGCTGGAGATACGGTGTATGAGGTTACAAGTCGAAAAACCATAAGCGAATACCGAGTAAAGGCAATTCGCGTGGAATCGTTTTGTACATTCATTGAATGGGATATCGTAGCCGGGTTTGTTGATAAATCTCTTTTCGGCGTATCGGTTAATGCAATCGGCAAGACCGTATTCCTCACCCGCGAGGAGGCGGAGAAAGCATTGGAGGCGATGAAGGATGGATATTGAAAAGAGAAGGAATGAAATGCTTGCGATTCTCGCGGAATTGGATGCAGAGATTCGGATCCTAAGTGATCGCGTTGCAAAAGCGCGTGAGGACTTGGCGAACGTTTACACGGTGGACGATGCGAAACGATTTGTCGAGAACTGTGACCTTGAGAAGGGTCTAAAGCGCATTCAACTGTTTTAGGAGGGCTGGCAATGGCTGAATACTTGGACGAGATTCCTACTACTAAGGCAGTATCACTTCACGACATTTACAGAGTTATTGCAGGACATAGCTATTATCATGGCGACTGTATCCTTGCAGCATTAACCTGTATTGCAGAAGGAAAAGAAGTGAACCCTGTGCGCCCCGCCGACGTGGCCCCGGTAGTGCATGGGCGGTGGGACGAGGTAGACTGGGTTGAGTTGGAGAGCGGTGGACATGAGCTTATCAGGACGCCGAATGCAGGCTTGAGATGCAGCAACTGCCGTAATTGTTTCAAAAAAGAACTGCTTTGGAAGAACAATTACTGCCCCAACTGCGGGGCGAAGATGGACGGAGGGACGACGTGACGGCGTCGGCGCTGATCAGCGAGAGCGACTGGCTCCGGCTGCGGGCAGCCCTGCGGCACATGGACGAGATAAGCCTTGAGCGGTCGCTGGGCGCGGTCCGGGTTCGGGCCAGCACCGCCCGGGTTAAAAAAGCATGGCCGGTGGCCATGGTGGTGGGTTTGTCGGTGGAGTATCCAGGCGGGAGCCAGCGCCAGTATTTTCAGACAATCAAGGCCGCCCGGGCGGCGGCGGAAAAATGGAGGATCTATGGCTGAGTATAGCGATGAGTTTGACCGGCTGCGGAAAAACAGGGTGGCCGTGTCCTATCACAAATACGGCCCGGCCCAGAAGAATTTTGGCGAGGGCCGTGTGGATGCGCTGGCGACGGCCCAGCTGTGTCTGGATGCTTTCCAGCGGGACCATAACACGGAGCACCTGGTGGACGCCGCCAATTATCTGATGTTCCGGTTCATGTTCCCGATGCCCGGTGAGTATTTCAAGACCACGGACGACTCCGGCAGCGTGGGCACGGTGGGCACGCCGCTGAACATGGAGGGCGGACGATTATGAGCGGGATGCTGGACAGGCTCCGCGCCCGCCACGAGACGGAGTTGAGAGTGACCCGGCGGGTGGTGCGGCAGGAAATGGCGGACATGGCCGTGCTGGCTCTCCATCGGGCCTTTGGGTTTGGCCCGGACCGGTGCAAGCGATTTATGACTGAGCTCAACCAGGTGGCGCAGGAGGTGGGCGAACTGGTGGACGGCGATACCAAGGACGGTATGTTTGCCATCGCCCGGTTTGAGGCCTGCTTGCAGGAGGCCGAGGGGCCGTACTACGCCAGCAGGTCGGAGCGGTACGGATGGGAGGACTGAGGATGACGAGTCAGCCGTGTTGGACCTGCCAAAAGTATTACGGTGGATGCAGCTGGACGGCACGGGATCCGGCGACGGGAGAGCTGCAATTTAAGCCAGTGGAGGGCTGGGAGGCTGTCCATCGGGTCTATGGCGAGTATCAGCGATACGGGATAAAGGCTGTTGAGAGCTATGAGATCATCTCGTGTCCTGAGTACGTCTCTGACGGCTCAGACAGCAGGCGGAGCCGGTTTCCCCGGGGCTGGGAAAAAGAGTTGGACAACGAGAGGAGCATTTAAATGCTGAATCATATTGTTATCATGGGCCGCCTGGCCCGGGACCCGGAGCTGAGGCGCACACAGACGGGGACGCCGGTGGCGTCCTTCCGGCTGGCAGTAGAGCGAGACTTCAAGGACAAGGCCAGCGGGGAGCGGATCACCGACTGGATCGACGTTACGGCCTGGAGCTATACGGCGGAGTTTGTCTCCAAGTATTTTACCAAGGGCCGGATGGCTGTGGTGTCGGGGAGGCTCCAGATGCGGGACTGGACCGACAAGAACGGGATCAAGCGCACCAGCGCCGAGATCGTGGCGGACAGCGTGTACTGGGGTGACTCCCGGCGGGATGGCGACGGCCAGAGCGCAACGGCTCAGGCTCCGGCCTATCAGACTCCGGCCTATCAGCCCCAGCAAGATTTTATTGAGCTGCCGGACGATGACTCCGGGAATCTGCCATTTTAAGGGGGTGGCCGTATGAAATTGGGAGATAAGGTGGTCCGGATGCCGGTTACCATCGAGCATCCGGTCATCACAGATCGGGGCGCTATCAGGAGCGAGCAGAAGCCAATGAGCGGGAGAGTGGTTTACATCCACCCGCTGGGGCGTTTCCATCTGGTGGAGTTTGACATGCCTGGCGGCCCGGTCCGGGAAGCATTCTGGGGGGTGTAGTGGATGGACGTGCTGGTGATCAAGTGCGGCAAGCAGACCATGGAGGAGCTGCGGGAGCTGCGGGATTTTGCCGTGGAGTCTTTGGCTCGTGGTGTGCTGGTGCTGGGTTTGGGGTGCAGCTGGTCGGTGGAGGATCTGCCCGAGCGGGTGCAGGTTGACGCCCCTCGACTGACGGGCAAAGCGGAGACCGAGCTGCTCCGGGAGAAAAATATTGAGTTTATGGTTGGCCCGCAGATCATTACCGGTACCGGGGCCAAGCGGAAACGGGAGATTTTGGACCGACTGACCAAGTATCGCAAGACCCATGGTCAAGGCTGCTTTGCATCGCTGGAGGGCGCCCAAGGAGTCAATGCCACCCTGCTGCGCGGCCTGCTGACGGGGCTGACCAAGGCGGATATGCAGACCTGGGAGGCCGTGGACAAGGCCCTGGACAAGCTGGAGGGTGGCCATGGGTGAGCGCCTGTGGTACTGCACCAGACAGCGGGCCGGGCCTCTGGTCAAGGAGTGCCGGGCACTGAGGCCCAGGCTGTCCGCTGATGATACGCCGTGGGAGCGCCGGGAGAAAAACAAGATCCTGGTGCCGCCAAGAGACAGCGCGGTTTGTCACAGCACGGTGGACCGGCTGGAGCTGCGGCTGGCGCTGTTTGGCTTTGAGGGGTGCTGCTATACGCTGACCTTTGACGATGACCACCTGCCGCTCAAATTCCGGGATGCGCGGGCGGCGGCGAGAAACTTTTGGGTCAAGCTCCAGCGGTGGAACGGAGGGAAGGCGTTTGACCGGGTGTCGCTGATCGAGGGCAAACACGGAGACCAGCGGTATCACCTCCACGCGGTGCTCCGGTACGGGCAGTTTCCGCCCGCATTGATCCAGCACCTATGGACGGCGGGTTTTGTGGATGACGAGCCGCTGCTGCGGGGTCCGGCGGACAGCTACCGCCGCATGGCCCGATACTACACTAAGGAGTCCACGGACGGGATCATTATCCCGACGGGATCGCGCCCGTGGACCTCCAGCAGGACGCTGACCCGGCAACTGCCTCCGCCCAAAAAATGGATGTCCACCAGCGGAAACATCCGTATTCCAAAGGACGCATACGCCTGCGGGCGAAACCAAGTCCAGAACGAATTTGGAGTCTACAACTACGCCTGGTACATCGACAAAGCGTCCGGAAATTCTTTTATTTAAAGGAACTTGAAATATAGTCGGATAATACGCACATTTTTAAAAAGGCGGTGATAAGTGTTGAAAAACCCAAACGAACATGGTAAACTAAGCATAAAGGACGGGTTAGTTGTCTGCCCAGTGTGCAGACAAAAAACTAACCAGCAAGTGATTCCAGAGACGCGGGCCGAAAACCTTGTGCTTTGGTGTCGCCACTGCAAGTCCGTCCATCTCGTAAAAATTGACTGTGGCCAGTGCTACGTGATTAGCCGGTGCCGATGATTCCCAATTTGGGGACGTCGGCACCGGCTTTTTGTTTTGCCCGGAGGTGATAGCCCGGAGCCAAAAAGCGAGGCCGACACAAGGAGGGCACCATGTGGGACGGGTACAGGACTCAGCGCTGGAAACGCCTGCGGGCTGCGACCCTGCGGCGGGACGGATATCAATGCCGGGAAAACCTGCGGTATGGCCGGAAGGTCGATGCCTGCTATGTGCATCACGTCTGGCCCGCTGAGGACTACCCGGAGTATGCCTGGTGCCTCTGGAATTTGGTCTCGCTGAGCAAGCAAAGCCATGAGGCCATGCACGACCGAGTGACTCACAAGCTGACGCCGCTGGGTGAGTCCTGGCGGCGCAGGGTATCCCCCCCGGTATTTCCTCCCGATTCCGCGCCTTTTGCGTAA